GATAATCGCCCATAGCGGATTCGGCGGAGAGCATGATGCAATCGGTGCCATCAAGGATGGCATTGGCCACATCGGTGGCCTCGGCTCGGGTCGGCCTGCGATTGGTGGTCATGGATTCGAGCATCTGGGTGGCGGTGATCACCGGTTTTCCCGCCCTTTGGGCCTGGGCCATGATTTTTTTCTGGGTGATGGCCATCTCTTCAATAGGGATCTCGACCCCTAAGTCGCCACGGGCGATCATCAGACCGTCAGCCGCGTGCAGGATGGTATCCAGATGCTCGAGGGCCTCAGAGCGTTCGATCTTGGCAATAATAAAGGGGGAGTAACCCAATTGTCTTGCCGTTTCTCTAACATCTATGAGGTCGGCCGCAGTCGCGACAAAGGATTGGCTGACGGCGTCCACGCCATGTCTGAGGGCAAATTTCAGGCACTTGCGATCATGGGTGGTAAAGGCCGAAACGCCCAGGTCAATGCCCGGCAGATTAAGTCCTTTGCGAGAGCGTAATTTGCCGCCAACCTGGACAACGCATTTTATCTCCTGGCCCTGCACCGAATCAACAATAAGTTGAATAAAACCATCATCGAGGTAGAGGATATTACCGGCCTTGACTGCCTTTGGGAGATCTTGGCAGGTGACCGAGGCCCGGTGGATATCTCCGATTATCTCTTCAGTGGTCAGGGTGAAAGCCTCTCCAGCCTTGAGCAGGACGGGTTCATCGGCAATGGTGCCGATACGCATCTTGGGGCCGGGGAGGTCTGCCATAATGGCAATGCGGCAACCGCAATACTGGGCCGCCTCTCGTATTCGGGTAATGGTCTTGCGGTGTGAGGAAAATTTGCCGTGGGAGAAGTTCAGTCGGGCGATATTCATCCCGGCCTGGATCAATTGGATCAGGGTCTCTACATTGTCAGAGGCCGGCCCGATGGTGGCGATGATTTTTGTTTTGTTGGCGGGGAGTTTCATTTTTCACCGTTACAAGGTTGTGGATTGAAGGTTGTGGTTTGACCGGCGGCGTATCTTGAGAAGAAAGGCATGTGGGGGAAGAGGAGAGATCAGGTGCCGCCTTATTTCACCTCTCTCTCTCTTGTTTACTCTTTGTGAACTTTCTTGTCATATAAAAAAACGTGTAAAAGTGTTGACGAAGTTCCAGTGAATGTGCTATAAGTGGCCCCAATATTCCTCGGTAGCTCAGTTGGTAGAGCGTCCGACCATGAAAAAACGATAAAAGGCGGTATGTCTTCGGACTTACCGCCTTTTTTTATTGTTTTGGCGTACAGTAGCTATTTTTTCAGGTGCTAAAATTACGTTGTAACTATTTGGTTTTATTAAGAAATATTGTCATGTTCGCCTATGAGCTTTTTGAGCGGTACGGTGCCCCTGATGAGGTTGATTCTGGCCTCGGTGCTTCCTGATTTTGTCCGTGGAAACATATAGTTAATGACTGCATACGAGCTAAACAGGGTAACCCGGCTAATAACCGCCGAGATGACCGCTCGTTGGTTGCTCTCGTCAAGGACTTCCCACTCTGCCCGGGTCAGAATGATGGTCTCCCAATCCGGTTCTTTGGTGGTATTTTCGGCGGATATTTGATTTTGTATGTCGCTGATCCGCCTCTTGATCCACTCCATTTCGATTTTGGCATCACCGAAATCAAGCACCCCGGTTGCGATCGCCTTTATCAAATTTGATTTCTTTTGCTCTTCTTGGAGGAGGTCGGCCATTAAATCCGTTCCCTGCCCCTTGTTCTGTCTCGCCGTCTCATAGGCCTGCCAGTATCCTCGTAATTGATCGGCTGAGGCCAGGGTAGAGAGGAGATTGCCAACCACCTTATCGTTGATGACCTGGTGCGAGATCATCCTTGATTTTGGGCAGGCCCCGGCCTTATTTTTGGTGACACAGGCGTAATAATCAAGCCTGCTTCCGTCTGTCCTGGTCTTGCTATTCCACCATGATTTAGCGGTGCGGCCGCAGTACCCACAATACATGATCCCCAGGGCAGAGAGCAGCCCAGCGGAATCTCGGCGGATGCCGTTTGTTCTCCTGGAGCGGCGTTTTTCCCTGATCCGCTCTGCCCGTGCGGCGTTCATCACCGGTAACCAGTCGCAGGTAATAGCCTCACCGGTGCCTGGATCGATGCGGAGGGCCTGATAAAAGTTCAGGCGGTCGTCAGATATTGCCCGCCTGACTGCAATCTCCGGCAACTCCAGCCGTTCAGCGATTGCCTTGGCGCTCATGGACTCGGCCATTGTCCAGAGGATCTCCATCGCTGCCAGCTGCTCGGCATCAACTACCGGCCTTGCGAGGGCCTTGTCATAGAGGTACGGCTTGGGTGGTATGCCGCCCAGGAATTTACCAGCGGCAAAGGCCTGATCCCGGCCCTCCTTCATCCGCTGGCTAAGCACCTTCATCTCGACCGACGAAAATCCGCCCTCCATCAACAGCAGCATCCAGTCCGAGTTTTGGCTCGGGTCGAGGATCCGCGACAGGGTGGCCAGCTTGGTCTTATGATCGGCGCACATGGTCAACCATCCGACATAGTCCTGCATGGTGTCATCACGTGATAAACGGGACAGCTCGATGACCAGGATGATGTCCACCCGTCCGGCCCTGACATCGGCCTCCAGACGTGCCCGTTCCGGCAACTGTTCGACCTTGCCCCGAGCGGCGCTGGCATGACCGTCATCGTAGATCGTTACCGCCCACCCCTGGGCCTGGGCATAGGCCGGAAGCTGCTCACGTTGGACGGTCAGGCGGTGGCCTTGCTTGTCGCCGTCTTCACGGGACTTGCGGATATAGACGGCGGTATTCATTGTTTCAAAATGGGGTGTTTGTGGGTGCTCATTTATCTCCCATAAATTTTTCCATACCCTTCTTGTTCATTATCCATGCAGACGGCCTGCATCTGGAAATCAGCAAATACTTCAGAGCATCTTTCCTTTGCTTTTCTGGCCTCGCTTTCAGAAAATCCGAAATTCCCCTGCATTTTCCCATGTCCTTCTTTTTCGTTTTGGAGACATACCGCCTGCATTTGGTAGTCTGCAAAGACTTTTGCACACCTTGCCGCCGCGTCGGCTCTTTCCGATTCCCATGGGTTTTGATAGGCCATAACTGCCACACTCTTGACAATATTGTCAGTAATTGCCGCCTGGAGCTGGCCGGATGGGTTGTTGAGTTTCTGTGCTATCTGCTGCGCTCGCTGATTGTATGCCTGATGTTGAGGTGTAAACACCCCAAAAAACACACCGAGGGCCAATGGGACAAGAATAAGGCAAGCTCCTACGACTGACCACCTTTTCTGAATTTTATTAAAGTGCTCAAGGCTATCCCAATGTTTGTTTTTCCAGGCCCATTCCCGGCCTTTGTATCCCAAAACAACCGCCATAATAAAGCCGACCCCTGGGATAAGGGAAAGCAACCCTATCCAGGTATTGTTGCCGATAGCCCAGATCCAGTTTAAGAGACACGCGCCCCACGACCACCCTTTTACCCCTTCAGGCAAAATGTTTTGCGGCTCTCCACAATTTGGGCAGCTTGTGGCGTTTAGGGATATTTTATTTCCACATGCCTTGCACCCGCTTATCAATCTGTTCGTTGCCTTTATCGGCGGCGGTTCGGCCTGCCTTGCTTGCCGTTGATAATATTTTTCAAATATTATTCCGCACTTTTTACACTCGATGTCACCTTGTTCGTATTCTGTCTGGCATTTTGGGCATTCCATAATTTCCCGCTGGTTTTTGTGTTTGATGTTGTTCTATATTAAGATGTTTTGTTCTTTTGCCGATAATATTTCCACCTGTTATAAGCCTAAGAGTTGGCCTGTTCGTCTCTTTTTTTGGCGTTTGCTCCAAGTGATAAAAGAAGTTCTTCAATTCTTAAGTTCTGGATCTTCATTTCCTGCCTGTCTGTATCCATTGCCTTTTGCATCTGATTTATTCTCTCATTTATTCCCACCATTTCTTCCTCACGCTTAACTCCTTGATAAAAAGCCCTGACGTTTGACAGCAGGGCAGACTTGTAAATTGTCTTTGACCGGATCACTGCAAGTGTCTGGTTGACGATCTCTTCTTCTGAGACTTCACCGTCAGGGTTTTCCGTTTCGGGTTGATATGCTATCCCAACCGACTTTATGACCGAGTTTTTCCCGTAGGTGCGGACCAGTTTTTCTTCCAGTGTTTCTTTGTTTCCCAGCTCGATATGGGCGGCTATCTTGCTGGGTATGATTTTATTTTGTTTTGTTTTTATCGATCCAGTATCAGTTATTATTGCCCCTCCATCTTCTAAATATATTTTTTCTATTTCTGGATAATCTGAGTCCCTTTCTTTATTTATGTATCCACAGATGCAACCATTAAACGCCGCAGAATAATAACTATGGCATTCTGGGCACATAAGCGCATGTTCATCTTTCTTGTTGTTCTTTTTCTTATCATATTTCCCCACAACATCGAGAATAACCCCGGTTTCCTTAAATGGTGAGTTTTTCGTTATACAATGCGCTGATCTATCTCCAGCAAATTCTCCTCGCCCTAAAGTATATGGTGTCCCTTCAGGACCACGACCGTGATAATGCCACTGCCGGCAGTGAATACAATAGAATTGAAGCTGACTGTCACAGTCGTCATATGTTTTAACAACAGGCGTACCGCTTTCTTTATCAATTTCAATTACTTCCGGGTCTTTTTCAAAAATATCATTTAATAACTTCCGATCTTTATTTTTATCAAATGGGGATCGGGTCCCGCTTATCAGCCAACCAGGGACAGCATCGCAAGATTTTGCAATTTTATCTAAAATACCAACGGTTGGCTGGCCCTTTCCCTTTATAAATCCTGTCATCGTTGAGTTTGGAATAGAGCACTTAGCGGAGAATGCAGATACAGATTCTCCCTTCATCAAGTGGCGCAATCTTGCAATAATATTATATTCTACTTTCATTTTATACACTTACAGAATTGAGTGAAACTTATTTGCGGAATTCAATAAGTATCTATTGACGGAATTCCGCAAATAAGTTTATAAGGATGATCATGGATACTAACTTAATAAAACAACAACTCAAAGAAAGAAACCTGAGAATGGCAGATATCGCCCGCGCTCTTCAGGTGACTCCTGTAGCTGTCTGGTTAACCATTAAAGGTACGAGCAAGTCTGCCCGTATCACCAAGGCTATAGAAGAAGCCATAAATAAACCGATTCCTAAACAATCAACCGAGGAGCAAGCAGTATGAAAAAATCAGCATGGGAATCATTCATGATAGACATTTCAGGTTCAGAATCCGCAGCCAAAGAATTACAGGTTGAGTTTTGCCGGTCAATGGGTGGTTCTGCTCTCAAGCCTTGCAACCTCCTGGGAGCCCTCGGTAAGCCAGAATCAGAAATATAGCCTGAACCATCAACCAAGGAGCAAATATCATGAACACAGTCCTGACAGTCGATCAAAAGATAGAGCTCATGTCATTAGCGTTAGGTGATGTTGACCGTTACAAACAGATGGTAGATGTCGTCTGTAACTATTCTCCTCAAGAAGATCCAGGCGATAAAGGTGATCAGTGATCTGTTTTATTCTCACTCTCGATTTGGTCCATGAGCCTAATAAGAGTTCCGTAAACCTCTTCAAGCACATACCCGGGAGATAGCTTATCTGCTCCTCCTTGCGAAAAAGCCTTTGCAATGTCTGTGGCTGTGTTGAGGGCTGTATATTTTTGTTCTTTTGTCGCCATGATAAATGCTCCTTGTTTAATTTTTTATTGTCGTACCCCGTAAAAACAAAACACCTCTGGCCCTGCCGTCGGAATAGTCCGGCGTAAAAGTGATGACAACAGGTTGGCGCCCGTTTTCATCGTAGCAGGTGCCGGGGGCTTTTTCAAAGGATCTTTTTCCATAATCTTAATATGCCGGAAGGCGCGAGGTAAATAAATGCCGAAAAATCAAGGGAAAATGCGGTCATGGCAGGTGTTTCACTTCGCTCGCAAGCATCTGGGTCGGTCTTCCCTTTATGCCATATTCGGCAAGAAAAACGCCCGCGCCGTGGATCACTGGTGCCAAGATCCAATGTACACCGACAAGGTAGATGGCGCGTATGATCCAGTCCAGGGAGTGAAGAACATGCTCTCTATGCTCGACGATAACGGTCATATCGGGGCAGTTCGGGCCTGTATCGACTTCCTGTGCTCGGGTACATCTCTCGATTGCGGCGGTGAACCTGAGATGGCCGAGCCCCTGCCCACGCTCTCGGAAGAGATCCTTGCCGATTATAAGGCCGTGTCCCTCCTGCAATCAGCGATCGAGGATCGCATGGACATAAAGGTCATCAACTCCCTGAAGAACGAAGCCTTGGCCGAGATCGAGCGCACATGCGCCAAATACCAGGAGGATTGCCGATGAAGTCTCGTGTGTCTCATCCAACCACCCCTGACCAGGTGTGGCGACATTGCCGGGATGTCCTGTTTCCCGTCCTGATCGCCGCCCGGAAGCAGGTAGATGCCATCAAGGCCGCTAAGGCCGCAACCACGAAGGAGCGCAACCATGTTGTCATGTCATAGACCTGCAACCGGCCCATACTTCCAGGAACCAAGGCCCGTCGGTTCGATTATCAAGGCCTGGCTGATATCGACACTTATCCCCAATATTATATCAGCGGCAATAGTAGCGACCATGATAGTTTTGACCATGATCACCCTCGGAGAGATCCCGTTAGGCCCTGCTGCTGGTCTCTCTGCCCACCACCCAGACCGTGACAGGTCTCCCCTCCTCTCCTCTATCAGCACCACCGGCCATGATCCCTGCACGATAGCAAACAGGGCGGATCATGGCCACCTGGCTGGCTCCGACCGCATCCCCACACGTCATCCGCTACGACCTGCTGCTGAAGATCTGCGCTGATCTGACATCAAATAATATCCATAGCTGATTATAATGATATCACTGACTATCCCCTTGACTGCTGCCGGTCGCAGCGAGATGCCTTACCTCGCCCTCGCTTCCTCGCTTCTGTCTGTTCCCTTTGTTTCCCCTGCCTTGCAAGCCCCGAGGGGCACCGGCGGTTATCGCCCTTCCCCCTCTCCCCCTACCGGAGGATACCTCCAACAGGCTACCAAGCCCTACCAGACCCCCAAAAGTAGCGGGTCCTCTCCAGCACCCAGCCCCCTAACGGGTCTGCCGAGCTCGAGGCTTGGCTCGCTATATATTTTTAATTTTGGTGGCAAGTTGGCAACTTTGGCAATTTGCGGATTTGTGGTGTTGGCTGGGGCGGACTGGTGGCTGGGGTTGCGGCTTGTTTATCTGGTTGTTTTCATATCAAAAACTTTGATGGTTTGAGATGACTGAAGAAACTGGGGTCACCAAAACCACCGAGCAGGTCCTGCTGCGGGTTGCCGCCGAGAAGGAAAATCTCGCCAAGAGAGAGGCTGCTCGCGGTGAGAAGCCGGAGGAGATCACCTCCAAGTTTGTGATGCAGTGCCTGGAGTCCGAGCAGCTGGGTGACGGCATCCTCTATGCCGCGCTCCATAAAAACCGGTTCGTCTACGCCAAGAACAGCATGCAGTGGTATGTCTGGAACGAGCACACCTGGCGGCGGGATGACATGGATGAGGCTATCTCGGCCGTCGAGAATGTGGCCATCCGCTACGGCCAGGAGATCATGCTCCTGGAGCAGAACATCGAGAAGGCCAAACAGGGCGGCGACGAGGACGAGCTGAAGTGGGTCAAGCTGCGGGAAGGAAAAAAAATCGGCAAGATCCACACCCGGATCAGGGCGCTACGCCAGGACAAAGGCCGCAACGCCTGCCTCAAATTCTCCCACACCAATCCAGTCAACCAGCTGGCCATCGCCGGCGGCGAGTTCGACCTCAACCCCTATCTCATGGGCGTCCAGAACGGGGTGGTCAACCTCCGCACCGGCGAGCTGGAGAAGGGCTACCCCTCCGACTTCATCCTCAAGCGCTGCGCCGTGCCCTACCTCGGAACCGATATCGATATGTCACTGCCGATCAGCACCATGCACTCGATCTATGACGGCGACGAGGAGAAGATCTCCTTCCTGCAGCGGCTGCTCGGTTCGGCGCTCCTGGGCAAGGTCATCGACCATGTTTTCCCGGTCTTCATCGGCCGGGGCCGCAACGGCAAGTCGCTGATCATCGAGAACCTGCGCTATGTCATGGGCGACTACGCCGGGATCGTGCCGGCTGAGATCATGCTCGACTCCAACCGTCCAGCCGGACACGCCCAGTCGGATCCGGTCCTGATGTCGCTCAAGGGGTTGCGCCTGGCGATTGCATCTGAGACCGGGGAGGGCCGCAAGTTCTCGGCAGAGCGGGTCAAGTGGCTTACCGGAGGGGACACCCTGTCCGCCCGCGGCCTCTACGACAAACACCCGACCGATTTTGAGCCCTCGCACCTCCTGATCCTGATCACCAACCACGAGCCGGGGGCACCGGCAGGCGACATGGCCTTCTGGGAGCGCTGCTTCCTGATCAAGCATCCTCTCTCCTTTGTCCGCCGCAAGCCGGAAAAGGATTACGAGCGGGAGGCCGACGTCACCCTGGCCGACCGCAACCGGGCCGCCGGATCCGCCTGGCTGTCCTGGCTGGTCAGCGGCTGCATCGACTGGCTGGACAGGGGCCTGGAGCCGCCAGAGTCGGTGCGGCAATCGACGCAGGAATACCGCGAGGACGAGGACTACATCGGCCAGTTCCTGGAGACGTGCACGGTGATCGCCACCGGGTCTCGCTGCGGGGCCACCGAGCTCTATGAGGCCTTCAAGATCTGGTACCTGAAGGCGGTCAACGACAACAAGCGGTTCACCCCCTCGCAGCGGGCCTTCGGCTCCAAGCTCAAGGCCAGGGAGGAATTCCGGGCCAGCAAGGTCAAAGGTCTTTCTTACTATCACGGCCTGTCGCTCACCAGGGAGTACCTGCAGGCGGTGATCAATGCCGCCAATCAGCCGCAGGAAGACCATAGGGAGGATAGCTATGTCCGGAATTAGGGAGGAAGGGGGACGAAAAAAACCGATTATACCTTTTACTAAAAGAGAGGTGCTTACGCGCGCGCCTACTTTATTGTTTTTTTTATCTTCTATCGTCTACCTAAGAAAAAAAGAGAAAAAAAGAAAGGGTATTAAAGTGACTAACTTATTGGAATTGTTACAATTACACGGAATAGAGCCCCGGCGTTCTTCGGTAGCCCATGGGGGGGAGTATTGCTCTGCATGCCCGGCTTGTGGGGATGGCGGTAAAGGAAAGGGGTCGGACCGTTTTCACATCTGGCCGGATAAACCGACCGGAGGCCTGGCCTCTGGTCGGTTCTGGTGTCGGCGCTGCGATATCAGCGGCGATACCATTGAGTTCGTCATGCGCTTTGACAATATGAATTTTCCCCAGGCCTGCGCCTCGCTCGGCATCCTGATCCCGGGCGGTACCCTGTTCCATTATTCCCGTCCGTCCACCCCATCCCTGCCCGCTGCCCAGCAGTCCGTGCCCAGGACCTATCCCGAGCCGTCGGCGGAATGGTCGCTGCGGGCCGCCGCCTTTCTGGCCGATTGCCAGGCCCGGCTGCTGGAGCGGCCTGAGGCCCTGACCTGGCTGGCCGGTCGCGGCATCGATCTGGAGGCGGCAGTCGCCTACGGCCTCGGCTACAACGAGTCCAGCAAGGGAGGCGACCGCTACCGGCCCCGTCCGCTCTGGGGGCTGCAGCCCAAGAAGAACGACAAGGGGAAGGATAAGAAGTTGTGGCTGCCGCGGGGCTGGGTCATCCCGATGTTCGTAGCGGACGGTCGGGTCCTGCAACTGCGGATCCGCCGCCTCGATGGTGATGTGGCCAAGTTCGCCGCCGATACCCGCTACCTGATGGTCGACGGCTCCAGCTCCGCCACCATGGTCCTCCATCCCGAGGCTGAGGCCCATGCCGTGGTCGAGTCGGGACTCGACGCCATCCTGATTGCCGCCGCCTGTGGCGGCAAGGTCGGGGCGGTCACCACCTGGAACTGTTCGGCCCGTCCGGACGCCAGGGCCACCGAGATCCTCAACCGCTCGCAGTGTGTGCTCAACTGTTTTGATTTCGATGCCGCCGGGGAAAAAGAGCAGGCGTGGTGGGAGGAAACCTTCCGGCGCTACAAGAGATGGCCGGTACCGGTCGGCAAAGACCCAGGCGAGGCTTACGAAAAAGGGGTCGATATCCGCCAGTGGATCGTTGACGGTCTTCCCCATGGCCTCTCTACCGCAAATATCGTCAGTGAGGTCATGGCACCGGCAAAGAATGACGAAAACTGGCAGATCGTGACGTCGTCACTGGCGGAATCCAAGCCGTTCAAATTTGTCTTTACCGATGAGCCCGACCGATATCCCGAAATTCCCGCCGCTCCCGACAAGATCCCCGGCCTGAAATGGTGTCCACTCTGCGATGGAGATCGCTTCTGGGCCGGGGATGCAGGAGGCTTCTTCTGCATCGACTGCTCGCCGATTACCGTCCCTGGCCGGCTGGTCCATGCTACCGTGCCGCGCCGTGAATACGTGGTTGACTGAAGCAATTAAGAATTACGAATTAAGAATTACAAATTAAAGGAAAAAGAAATGGAAAGTAAAGTGATTACGGAGATGGAAAAGGAGATTGCCGGGAATGTTGAAGAGTATCTGGCAAGTGGTGAGTTCTTCAGTAAGAAGGCTTTTAAGAACACGAAAAACAATTTTCATATCGGGTACAACAAGGCATGTCTTGACCTGTCCCGCAAGCTGACAGCCATTAAGGCCAGGATCGGGATCTCAGGAGACCAGGCGTAATGCTGTTTTTCTGGAATCAAAGACGCCTTCGACAAAGACTTCCATTATTTCGCCACGGGTTTCGTTTGTCCAGGTCTCGCTTCCCAAAGACTCGAGGTCTCCGCTGATGATGTCTCCGACCTCTATTTCACAGCCCCTGGTATCGAATGAGGTGTATTCATCATTCTCGGTAATCAGTGCCGCCATGCCGCGTTTGGGGTTAATCAGTGTAATTTTTCCTGTCATTGGTCTGCTCCTTGGAGGGTTGAATGGATGGTGTGATGGCCTCCGTAAATCCTACCTGGGGCGGACTTTTTTTTCAATGTTGACAAACGCCTCCATGATGGGCTATGCTTCCCTTGTCGCTGGGATACCAGCGATCGGGTTTTGCAGCCTGATTCAAGGGTGGATATACCGCCACCTATCTTTCGTTGGCGGTTTTTTTATGTCCACAGTATGGCTTTGCTCCTTCTTTGGGCGGGCCATGCGGGGAGCCTTCGGGCTCGCTGGGTTCCTTGACCAGTCTGCAAACCCGCATGGTTCCGTCCTTTTGCGTTTTGCAGCGCAATGGCGGAAAAAAATTTTTTCCACTCAAGGAGCACCGCTATGAACACCGCCACCAGCACGCCCGCCGTATCCCCTAACCTGGCCATTATCGATGGCCGACCAGTAACCACCTCCCTTAATGTTGCCGAAGTGTTTGGCAAACAACACCAGCATGTTTTAAGGGCTATAGACCGCCTTGAGGTTCCTGATGATTTTGCCGCGTCCAATTTTGGACGCGGGTCTTATCTCGACGCCCAAAATCAACCTCGTCCCATGTACCAGATCACCCGCGACGGTTTCACCCTCCTGGCCATGGGTTTCACCGGCAAGGCAGCCATGCGGTTCAAGCTGGCCTATATCGCCGCCTTCAATGCCATGGAAGCTGAATTGCTGGAGCAGGCCGCCGGTGGTTCCCGCAAGTCCGTCGATCTCAATTACTACCGGCGCACCCTTTCCCCTTCCGGCCTCGATATCCGCTACACCCTCGACCTGACCAAGATCATCCTCCGCCCCACGCTCCAGTCCATGGCCATCATTGAGCGCCTGACCGGGGTGTCAATCCTTGATCTGAAAGAGCTTGCCGTCAGCGGCGGCGGCTTTAAAGAGGAGGTCGATTATATCGGCCAGTTCCTGGAGGCGTGCACGATCAGCGCCCCCGGCTCCCGGTGCGGGGCCACCAAACTCTATGAGGCCTTCAAGATCTGGTATCGTCAGGCGGTCAACGACAACAAACGCTTCACCCCCTCGCAGCGCGCCTTCGGCTCCAAGCTCAATGACAGGGGGGAGTTCCGCACCAACAAGGTCAACGGCCGGACCTATTACCACGGTTTGGCGCTGACCAATGAACACCCGCAGTCCGTGCTCACCCCCACCAATCAGGAGGTGCAAGCATGAGTATGAACGCGGCAGAGAGAAAAGACAAACTCGCCTGGATGAATGAAAATATGTACTCACTCATTGAGGCCATCGACTATGCGGAGTGGATGCTCATCCACGTGAAAGACGAGAGGATTGATCCGTCCCTGAGGATTTCAACGCGCCTAAAGGTCATCAAGCATCATCTCCATGAGTACCGGATGAAGCAGGAAGTGGAGATATGTCTCTTCCGAAAACAGGAGGAGCGGCCACCGGCGAAGGTGTACCAGATTCGGCTGGTGATAAAAGAGAAGACAAAAAAATCAGCACCTGGCTGTGATTAACCAAAAAGGAACCCCATGAAAAACAAGCTGCTCGACCTCAACAACCATCTCTTTGCCCAGCTCGAAAGATTGTCCGACGAAGAGACGACCGGTGAAAAACTCAAGGAAGAAATTGAGCGCTCACGGGCAGTCGGTTTTATCGCCCGCAATATCATCGACAATGCCCAACTGGCCCTGGCCGCCCAGAAGGCCCTGGCTAACGATGTCTCCACCCTGCCGGCAATGATCGGCATCGAGAGGACCACTTATGAACAATCATAGCCGCTCCGGCCGCATATTCACTCCGGAGCAGATCCGGTTCCTGCAGGATAACTACGCCGGCAAGAGCGCCGCGGCCATGACCGAGATGTTCAACCTCGCCTTCCAGACGGCTATAACCTTGCAGCAGATCCGCACCGCCGTTCATAACCGGGGCATCAACTCCGGTCGGACCGGCCGCTTTGAAAAGGGGTTAACGCCGTGGAACAGGGACAAGAAAGGATACATTGGCGCCAACCCGACCAGCTTCGTCAAGGGCAACCGGCCGGCCAACTGGCAACCGCTGGGGACGGAGCGCATCGACAGCAAAGACGGATTTATCCTGGTGAAGATCGCCGAACGCAATCCCTACACCGGGGCTCCGACCCGGTACAAGCACAAGCATGTGCATGTCTGGGAGACCCTGCACGGCCCGGTGCCGAAGGGGCATGTCGTCGCCTTCCGGGATGGGATCAAGATCAACTGCGAGCCGGACAACCTGATGCTGCTGACCAGGGCCGAGCTGCTGGTGCTGAACCAGCATGGCTACAAAGACGTTCCGCCGGAGCTGCAGCCGGCAGTGTTGGCCTTGGTCAAGGTCGAGGCCAAGGCCGGGTTCAGGACCCGCCCGGGCCGGGGTCGGAGAGCGGCAAAACGCCCCTCATGTCTCCAGCCCGTCCGCTCTGGTTCTGACCGGGAAAAGGTTTGTGGATGAAAGAATGGCCTGAATACATCGACACCGCCACCCCTGCTGAAGTCCTGCGCCAACTGCATGACCTCGGTTACCCGGTGACCCAGCGCACCTTTTACCGCCATTGCGACCAGGGCAAGTGCCACAAGGGCAAGGATGGTCTCTACACCCGGCGCCTGGTCAAGCAGTATATCGAGACCGAGGGGATCCGGCGGGAGGGTGAGTCCGGCGTCGAGGAGAGCGGGCCGGATATCTCGGAGGCGATCAGGAAGCAGCGGCTGGAGAATGAGAAGCTGGAGTGGCACAACAAGACCGCCCGGCTCAAATACGAGACGGAGTCCGGGGCGCTGATCGAGCGCGAGGGGGTCTTCCTGGAGCTGGCCGCCCGCTATGTCACCCTCGACAACGCCTTCCGCCAGCACCTGGACCAGGCCGCCCCGGAGATCATCCTGGCGGTCGGCGGCGACCAGGCCCGGCTTGTCGAGTTTGCGGAGATGATGCTGGCGATGTGGGACGAGATGCTGAATGGGTTTGTCAATGTCGATGAGTTCGAGGTGTTGTTTGCTGATGAGGAGGAGAAGGGATGAGTGATGAAGTCAAGGGGGAAAATGCCATGGTGCTGCAAGTAACCCATATAACTGTTTGGAAGATAGATAACGGCAATTCATGCGAAAAAATTGTTTTAGCAGCCGTATGCCATTTTTGCAAAAACGACGAGCTTATTGCTACAAGCGTTGATGTCCAGGGATGGGACCCTAAAGATTATCCCAATGCCGTTATCTGTGGAGGATGTGGGATGTCAGGGCCATGGGGAAAGACGGAAGAGGAAGCAGTCGACAAATGGAACGAAATTGCAGGAGTGGAAAAAGAAAACTCCACTGACTGGGAGTGTCATCCGCTGAGCGAATTTAAAGACGAGGACTGTCCTTTTTAAACAGAATAAGGAGATCTGGCCTTAACCAGATCATTAAATAAATCAGGAGATTTGAAATGCTGGCGATGTGGGACGAGATGCTGAACGGGTTTGTCAATGTCGATGAGTTCGAGGTGCTGTTTGCGGATGAGGATAGCCAGGGATAAGCCTTGGGAATAATTTGAAATGGAGGAAGGAAGAATGAAAGAGCTACTTGAGCCAACCGATTGTTGGAAGAATGAAGACTTTGAGGACAATGTGGCTGCTGCAATTATTGCTTGCTACGAATCAAGGATAAAGAAAAATAAAGGGGCTCCACCTTCTGACCGTCTTAATGATGAACGATTGAAGTTATTTCGTGCTGTTGGACCATACATTCCAAGCGCCTCACGATTTGTTGTTAAATCAGAGCTGAAGAATGGATTTTTTGACACACAAAATGACCAGTTTCCTGAGCGGGGGTGTTTGAGTTTCCCAATTAAGAGCAGAGTGGCCGCTTGGGATGAATATGATGGTTATTTTTACAATTGCTATTTTTCAAAGGTCCCTGTTCTTGGGAAGTATTGGAACCGTCAAGGTCCGGGACAAATTTATATGATGTTAATCTTGGTAATGACCAACGATGGTCGTGTTGACGGAGAAAGACGCTTTTTTACTGTGGACAAAAAAAACGGCCTTATGGCCTGTGTGCAGCGCATGAATAATGTCCGGGGCTATATGCCCGGAGTCAAACAAAAGATGATACAAACAGACCAACAGATCGTGGACGATACAACAGTAAACGCTTCGTATGCCATGCAATACGCTGCTGACAGAAAGTTTTCGTGGGTAATAACCGCCACTGATGGAAGGGAAAAAGCATCTCTTGGCTGTATGCGAGAAGAGGTAAAATCCCTTCTGTATGCCCGTGACCTGCCGATGTCTGAGACCGGTCGCAAGCGGCCTATTCTACATCTTGTTGCTGCCCATAAACGCCGGATAAAAAATGGGACGGACGTTGATGTGTCTCAGTTTCTACGTGGTCAACAAGAGGTTGAGATTAAAGGTACAAAATTTATTGTCCGCCCCCCTCTCGCAATGAGGGAAAACTTACCGACAAGCGGGCAATATTTCGCGGCATAATTGATGATACTCACCGCCCAGACACCCGGCAAGCGCAAAAGCTATTCCGGCCCGGCCCTCTCCGCCATCCTCGGCGACCATGCCGGCAAGGCCCGCGCCCTGCTCGCCGCCGGCCCGCACCGCTACGCCCATTCCGCCGCCGAGCGTCAGGTGCTGCGCCGCCGCAAGAAAGAGCTGCCCTCGGTCTGGGCCCCCAAGAACTTCAAGGTACCCTACGGCCCGTTCGAGTCGCGCTATTTCTCCTTTGAGATCACCCCGCACCTGTTCGGCATGCTCGATGCCTATGCCCAGCCTTATGTCAACAAGGTCACCGTCTGCGCCGCTCCGCAGACTACCAAGACCACCTTTGCCCATGTGGCCACCGCCTGGTCGTCGGTCTTCTCTCCGGGCCTGGCCCTCCATATCTATCCGACCGAGACCACCGGCAAGGAGATCATGGATGAGCGGATCCAGCGGGTCTATACCGAGTCTCCGCAACTCCGCCGCCTGCTCACCGGTCGGGTAGAGGATGTAACCCAATTAAAGTTGCGCCTGAAATCAATGGTGATCAGGATGGCCTGGGCCGGATCGCTCACCCAGTTGGCGCACCGCTCGGCCAAGATCATAGTGCTCGACGAGGTAGACAAATACGGCGAGCGGCCATCCGAGACCGAAACCACTACCGTGAGCCAGGCCAAGCTTCGCGGCCGCACCTTCGAGCGCAGCGGCGGAAAGATCCTGGTGCTCTCCTCGCCGTCGATAGAGAGCGGAAACGTGTGGACGGAGTTGACCAAAGAGACCCAGGCGGTGTTTGTCTACTGGTCACGCTGCCCTTACTGCCAGACCAATCAATTGATGGACTTTTCCAAGGACACTTTTATCTGGCCGCACGGGGATGACGGCCACTCCCTGCCCCGGCTGGAGATCGCCGCTAAAAAGCTGGCCCGCTATGTCTGCATCGAGCCAAGCTGTCGTCGGCAGTGGGATGATGATATTCGGCATAAGGCGCAGGTGCTGGCCATGCGCTCCGGCTGGCGGTTACGCATGGCCGATGGTTCCCAGGGAGAAGAGATGTCCCGCTACATGCGGCGTGAGCGGCCCCAATCCATCGGATTCATCGTCCCTTCCTGGATCAGCTATTTTGTTTCGCTCAGCCAGGTGGCCGCTGATTATCTCAAGTGCAAGGATAAAAACCTGTCGCCCGAGGAGCAGTTTGCCGCCTACCAGAATTTCCAGAACGCCCACCGCTCGCTGCCCTGGAAGATCGAGATGCAGGCCCAGCCGGTGGACAAGATCAAGCTGTTCTGCGACGACCGCCCCGAGGGCCGTCTGCCCGGTGGCGAGCGGGTGGCCTCGCTCCTGGCCGGGATCGATACCCAGGACGATAACCTCTTCTATCTGTCGCTCTGGGCTATTGGCTATGGATTTGCCAACGAGCAGTGGCTGGTCATGCGCCGTCCGCTCGATTCCTTTGCGGCCATTGCCCACGCCCTGTGGCAGTCCGACTACTACGACGCCGACGGCCAGCGCTACCACGTCGAGCACGCCCTGATCGATATGCTCGGACATCGGACCAAGGAGGTGTTGGAGTTCTGCATCCAGTACGAGGGGCTGATCACCCCCTGTTACGGCTCGGCCCGCCAGATGTCCCAGGGATACGTTTTTTCCACCAAGGAATACCTGCCCGGCACCGATAAGCCGATGCCTAACGGCGGCATCCGGGCGATCAGGATGAATACCAAGTTTTATAAGGATAATATGGCGATAAAATTGTCGCTGGCCCCAGAGACTCCGGGGTGTATCCATCTCTTCCGCGAGGCCGGGGACGACTACTGCAAGCAGCTGGTCTCCGAGGCCCGCGACGCCAAGGGCAACTGGGTGCAGATCGGCAGTCGAGAAAATCACTACTGGGACAACTGGTGCGCGGTCTCCTGTCTGGCCGACTGGCTCGGCATCAAGCACCGGGAAAAGCCGGACAGCAAGGCCATACAGGAAGAAGATGACAGCATTATCGAGGGCGTGATGGTTGCCGATATGGGCAGATAACGACTAAGGCCACCAGGAGCGGGCAGTTCCCGCGATCTGGTGTAGCGGATGGTTATATAAAATCTAAGGAGCAAAGCTATGATGATTGACAGGAAATTTAAGTTTACAGCAGTCAACCCTTGTAACGGAAAGCATTACTCAGAAAAAGACGCCATTGTTTTTTGTGCGAAAGACAGGGCTTTAATTCCTACCCTTCAAGCATACTACGTTGAGTGCGCTTCCCTTGAGTGTGGTCAAGACCATCTGGAGAGCATTGAACTCCTGATAGGTAGGGTGAAGACGTATCAAGTGGCTTATGGAACAAAGGTGCCTGACACTGAAACTGATTGCGAAATAGACAGGTGTATTGGTGGAAACGTATAACGGGCCTGAACACCGCTATAAACCTTTACCGTTGGAGTGATTGATTATGCCGTGCCGACTATGCAATAGACCGATTGAGAAAGTTGATCCACCGTCAACGCTCCACCCATATTGCAGATGTAAATTACCTAATGATGACCGATGCAAGATATGCGTCCACCTTATGCGCTACAGTTCAGCGGTGAACCCTGACCACCAAATAAATATATGCACTGGAGACGGATGGGAAAAAGGAGACTGTGAGGGGACATTTTTTCTGTGCGAGATTACCGAGTTTGATGCAACAGATTGCCTGCTATTTAAAAAAGCATAACATTGCCGGAACGGAGAAACCAATGGAAAATAACAGCGAAAAAACAGAAGAACAGGCGGTAAACGTTGAGGCCATTGCTCTGTCATCACCGGCCTTGCAGCACCAGTCAGAGCATTATCCGGCGTCCTGGTATGGAAAGGTGCCAAAGGTTGTCCGTATGGCTAAAACCGTGACCGATGACTTTCCTTTTGGAAAAAAGTTGATCTGTCAAAAAGGATATGAATATCACGTTATTGTTAATAGTCACGGTGCGGTGACTGCTATTTTAGGCGAGAAAGCCAGGCTTGGATTGAAGCCATACGAGTTTGAAATTATAGCTTTTCATTGAGACATAACATTGCCGGAACGGAGATACCAATGGCGAAAAACAGCAAAATACTGGTGAACATGAGTGAGATAGTGGGATATACCGGCCGCCCTGCCAACACCATTAAGTCCTGGGTTAGAAAACATAATTTCCCGGCGGTCAAGATCGATGGCCGCTGGGAGTCGAACACCGAGCTGATTGATAATTTCCAGCGCCGGCGGATTGAAGACCTTACCAAGGTTGACGGAGAGGAGGCCTTAGGATGATTGATCAAGCAGCGTCGCCGCCACCGTCCCCAACTCGAATTATCAAAAAACCGTATCGGCTGAGTTGTACCGGCGGGCGAGGAAATCCCAGATGGGTGTATCCTTGCGACGATGGACGGGACTACACCAGAAAAGAGCTGGCCGCTCTGGCGGGAATCACGACCAACCAGATATCAGACCGGATTTATGCGTATGGCTGGGACTCCCTCAAGATACTCAAAAACTCGGCCGATTTTATGGCGGCCAAGAAGCGCGAGACCAAGGAGCGGCAGGCCCTGGCTCAGGCGGAAATAGGGCAGGGCGGTAATGATGAGTGGCATCGTTTGTCGGGGAGTGAGCGACCGCAAAATCTGGCCAGGTTGCGGCCCCTGGGAATTTTTGAAAGACAGGGGCAGGGTCATGGCCGGTAGGTCGCGCCGGGATGTGGGAGGCTGGGGAGGTCTCAAGGGCCGGGTACGGGATGAGAACCTGAAGAAGATGCGGCCGCTGGGGAGCTGGGAACGGGAACAGATGTCGCATGAGCGGGGGGTAAAAATGCCGACGGCAACGATGCGGCCTGTTGCAGAGCCTCCTATCAAGATAAATTCAAAAAGAGAAAAGGGGCTGGAAATAACGATGGGAAATCACGGCAGGGGTGAAGTTCAACCGCAATCAACAACAAAGGAAACGACAATGGATTTAATCCAGAAAGACGAAAACTGCTGCCTCTGCGGCAAGAACGGACGCACCAAAAAAATAAAGGGTCGGTTCTACCACGCCACCTGTGAGGCGATCCGCCGCCACGCCATGATCCGGCCTGAGCTGATGCTGCAACAGATCCGCGAATTTCACCCGGAGTTGGTGGAATCGGCCCCGGTGGTGGCCAAGGATCGGGTGGAGTTGAATGCAGAGCTGGGGGCCGCCAATATCCGCCTGGTGCAGAAGCTGCGGGAAGTGGATGAGGAAAACACTGAGTTTCGTCGACTTCTGCGCCATGCCTTAGACATACCGGAAAGTTTCGATATCATGGTTGCCATATCGGCAAAAATGGCTGTAATTGATGAATTGAATTTTACGCTTCAATGTGTGCGGGAACGGATCAATGTTGTTGATGACAAAGAGATCGAGCCGAAAATCATCAGAATGATATCTGCTGGCTGGGAGCATGGTGAAAAGATCTCCGACCTGAAAGCCCGACTTGATTATGTGAAGAATACGACCGCCTCCGATGACGACACCTGTACTGAACACCTGGATCTGAAAGGCGAGCTCGAAGGGCTGCAGGACGTACTGGCCTCCCTGGAGCAGGAGCGGGCGACCATGCACCAGGAGCGGGTGCGCCTCAGTGACCAGGTACGCTGGCTCCATGAGCAGCTGGCCACGACCGAAAGGAAGGCGGATGGGCTGGAGAAGGAGGTTGACAGATTGCAGGAATCGCTGGCAGCGGCTAACGCCAGGTCTCAGACTGAGGGAATGTTTCTGCTCAGATCTTTATCCCAGCATGATATCCCCTTCCATATCTCTGCCTCCGCCGAGGCACGCGCCGCATTCGCCGACCTGAGAAAATCTGTAGATGGCTATCCTCCTGCTGATGCCGCTACCGGAAATTCCACAATTGACGCCTTGATACAAGACCTGAAGGGGCTTAATTATTACCCAGCCAGACTCGCCGACGCTGAACGTCTTGCCGCCGCTGATGACCCGATCAATCAGCCCCGCCACTATACCAGCCACCCCAGCGGCATCGAGTGTATCCAGATCACCGAGCACATGGGCTTTACCCTCGGCAATGCCGTGAAATATATCTGGCGGGCGGATCTCAAGGCGAACGCCATTGAAGACCTGAAAAAGGCCCAATGGTACATCAACCGAGAGATGAAGAAGCGCGGGGAAATGGTTGGTAGCTGGCCGGCCTCCCATGAGGTGGCATCATGAGCGTCAATAAACTGAAGACCAGAAGGTATAAACTGGAGTTGCCCTTAAAGTTTTTTGCGGGAGCTGCGGCCGCCCTTGCATCCATTTACAAAATTCCTGATCAGAACAAGCCGCCGGCCGCTGATCCCCCTTACTTAGAGGATGAAGGCCGGAAACCCCTCTTTATCCCCCTGAAGACAGAATATTTCCAGGCGTTCCAGGACGGATCCAAGACCGAGGAGCTGCGGCTTTACGGGCCGGGATGGAATGAAGGCACCTGCTTTGTCGGCCGGACCGTGGTCCTCTCTAAAGGCTACGGCAAACAGGAGCGGCTGGAGGGCCGGATCAGCGGTTTCAGGAAACAGCCGGCCCGGTCGCTCAGCACCGCCAATAGAAAGGCCGTCCGGGCTATCTACGAGACCCTGGACATTGATATTGCCTGCATTGCCATCACCGGCCTGGAGCCTGTCCAGGAATAATAAGGAGATACATGAAATTATGTGGCTGCCAAAACTTTTTTATACCTTTATGCCCTTGGCCTGCATGGCCCTGGCTGTTCTTGCCTTTCTGTTTCTGCCATCCTGCTGGGTGGTGTATGGCTGTTGTGGCTGTCTTTTTTGTTATGGCCTTGGCGTCCTGAGGCAGAGAATGCTCTGGAGTTGATCCAGTGAATAAATAAAAAATAAGGGGGAATAATGGGAACACTACAAGTGCCAGAGGTTTTAAAAGGTAAGCTGGTTTTTGGATGCGAGGAGCAGATCGCCTCTCTGCGGGCTTACGAGCAGGAGCAGCAACGTTTTTTTGGTGACGGTACACAAAAAAGATACCGGGTTTCTGTCGAAATAGAATTTTGGGAAACAATTACCGTCATGGCCGGAAGTCAGGCAGAAGCAGAGAAAAAGGCCAGAGACGATTTTTCTCTGTCCTTTAACCGTCACGATTTTTCTTTCCACGCAGAAGAGGATGAGACTGATGCGTAACGGCCTGGCTAAAGTTATCAAGGGGGAATGATGGACAAAACGGCCCCTGAATCTGTGCGGCAGCTGATCCGGAAAATACACGCCCTCTCTCTGCGCGGCATCGGCGGCGAGGCTGAATCAGCAAAAATTAAACTCAATAGCCTGCTGGCCAAGCACGGCATAAAACTGGAGGATGTAATCATCGATGTCGTAAAAACTTACGAATTTCCTTACAAGAACGATCTGGATTCCAGATTGATAATCCAGTGCTTTGTCAGTCTTGGCAACGGCTATAAAACGTATGCCTACCGGAAGGGCGGGCGCAAGCTGAAAATAATCGGCCTTGATTTGACCCCGGCCCAATATATCGACCTGAGCGGCATGGTGGACTATTACCGGACCGCGTTTAAAAAAGAAACTGACCGCCTCTTTTCGGCCTTCGTCCAGCAGCATAAACTGTATGCTCCACCCACCGGCGAAGAAGAGGGGGACCAGATGGGCCAGGAGGAACTGGACCAGCTGCTGGCCCTGATGCTGGGACTTGGTGAAAAGTCATATTTCAACCCGGCAGGTTTTTTAGAATAACGGCAAGCTCACTGGCGCGGGGATGTTTCCGCGTCAAAGTATAGCGTTTTGTTAGGCTCTTTTAAAATTTAAGGAGATTGAAATGGCAAAAAAGAAGATTGATAAAATGGTAGATAAATTTCTTGCGTGGAATCTCCCAAAGGATTTTGCACCTGATGGTGGAATTAGTTTCAAAGGAACGCCAGATGCAAGAGGATATGCTCCAACTTGGCCTACTGGCACTAATTTGCTAAACGCAGAACAAGCCAAGGACATGATTGAGCAGATGCTGGAGGAATGTGACACGCCTGATATAGTTATTTCGACAGCAAACTTCCTTCGAGGGATGTGTTTTGACCCTTCACTTCCAACCCACATAAAAAAAGCATTGCAAGGAAGGATAGCCGCTATGGACAATATGGTGGATGAATATTCTGCCTAACAGTGTAATAGACAGAAAAAGAGGAATAACCCATGTCCGATGCCTGCCGCCCATTTGCGATTTTCCGCCGCCGCTTGCTTGAAAACGATGGCAATAATTTGGGTAAATCTTGCCGGTTCGAGCTGTTTACGGCCAAGACCTGGTCGCTGGTGTGGTCGCCTGGCGACCGGCGCTTCTTCCCGGCGCTGCCCTCGGCCACCCTGGCCCGCAAGGAGTTCTGGGAGACCAGGATTCGGGTTCGGATCGATGGCCGGTGGTACAAGGACAAGGCCGCGTATCACTTCCTGACCATGGCGGGCCTGCTACTGGGATAGAAATTTTTTCTCAATCGTGTTATTGTTAGTTTGTTTTGGCGGCCCTACGTGAGGGAGAATCCGCCGTATGAGAACTTGTCCGGTGTAGCGATACGGTGCGGGCAAGACCAGCCAGATGAGTATGGTAAGCTGGCGGCCAAGATGTAAAACGAGGCGACATCACAAACGCGCCTATCATGCGGACAGCAGGTCAATCCTGCCCAAAACATTTTTTTAATTATTACCGTGAAGGAGAAAGCATGTCGCAATGGGGAAAAGAAAAGAATATAAACGGTTCCCGGTTTGTGCCGCTGGTATCAACGAAACCTTTTGAGCCGGCATCCGACCACCATTTGATTGTCGATATCATCCTGCTGGATGGTGGTAAGGATAATGATCTGGCAGATATTGCATTAAATGGATTGAAGGAAAAACATATCGGAAAGCCATATTCGGAATGGCAGGCGACTCCATTGGCCAGTGAAACAAAATTATATGCCTGGCAACCTGAAGGCCATGGCCCTTTATCTTTTTTTGTTGCTGCTGACTCAAAGCAAGAAGCCGAGGAGTCGGTCCGCCGATATTTATTTGAAAATAAAACAGACAATTACGACAGGGGCGGCTGGCCTTTAAATTTTGAGCTTTCGGTTGTAGAAAAAGGGATTGTCGTAGCCAATGACAATTCGTAAAAGCATCGGCTGGATGAGGTATTAGCATGAAGATATCTGAACTTATAAAAAAATTAGACGATATGAAAAACGAAGATGGTGATCTTGAGGTATATTATTTTCCGTATGATTGGGCAGAACCATCCCCCTTGGAAGAGTTAAGCATTTATGACAGTATTGAGATGAACAAAAAAGTTGTGATGATTGGTGATGATTGATGCCACCTGTGTCGCCCTGAAAAACTCGCTTTGGGTCAACCAGTCTGTAGTCTGTAGGATGGGCAAAGGCCGTCAGGCTGTGTCCATCAACTTCCTTGAGTGGACACCGATATGATGGGCACGCTTCGCTTTGCCCATCCTACGACTGAAGGTTTCCTTAATTCTTAATTCGTAATTAGTAATCAATAACCCCTCCTCAAGGCCAGATCACCTCCCGGTGATCTGGCCTTTTTTTTGCCCTTCTCTGCGTCTCTGCGCCTCCGCGCGATCGCCTTTTTTTATCCCTCTTTTTCCCTCCCAAACCACCCCAAACCAAAAACCTGTCAATAGCGATAACTGTACTTGGGTGATCACCCATCGTCACCCATCGTCATAGAGTAAAAATGCCAAAATCGTCGGGTATGCTTCGCGAAAGATTTCAGGAGTCTCTTTTCTCGAGGTGGACATGGCATTTACGACGGCGGATCTGGCAAATGTAGAACAGGCGATTATCTCTCTCGCCACCGGCAAGCGCTCGACCAAGTTTGTGATCGACGGCAACGTGGTGGAGTATTCCACCGTCGAGCTGCCCGCCCTGCGGATCCTGCGCGGTGAGATTGCGGGCGAGCTGGCCGCGGTTGATTCCGAGTCCGGCACCGTTTCCGCCTTCTGCTTCTCCGGGGGCAAGGGCCTATGAACTTCCCTGTCGGCACCATTCTTGATCGCACCGGCTCGCCTCTTGTCATGGCGGAGGCGTCACCGTCGCCGCTCTTTGAAGGGGCCTCGGTCAGCGCCAGGATGGGCGAGTGGGGCATGTCCTCAGCCGGGCCGACCGCATCTCTTATCGGCGGTCTGGGTGCGCTGCGCACCAGGGCCCGTGATTTGGAGCGCAACAACCCTTCGGTCAAGGGCGGCATCGATTCGTTTGTCTCCAACCTCGTCGGCACCGATATCTCTCCCAACTGGAACCTCGACAACCAGGCCCAGAAAGATGAGTTGCAGCAACTGTGGGATGACTCGCAGGTTGAGGCCGACTTTTACGGGATTTCCGACTTTTACGGCACCATCGAAATAACCGCCCGCGGCATGATCCGAGACGGCGAGCAGCTGGCCCGCTTCCATGATGTTGATCCTGCCCTGGGCTTACTGGTACCCCTGCAGGTGCAGCTGCTCGAAGCCGATCACCTCGACGCCGGCTACAACGACATCTCTCCCGACAACAACGAGATCCGTTTCGGCATTGAGTGGCAGAACGGACGCCGCAAGAGATACTGGCTCTATGGAGACCATCCCGGTGAGAACTTCCTGCGCGGTTCCGACCTGCGCCGCATCCCGGTTGATGCCGCCGATATCGCCCATGTCTTCCGGCCCCTGCGCGCGGGACAGGCCCGCGGCATCACCTGGCTGGCCCCGATCATCACCAAGCTGCGCGAGATCGATATCTATGACGATGCTGAGGTGGTGCGCAAAAAGGTGGCCGCCCTCTGGGGTGGCTTCATCTATTCCGACACCCCGGTCAATGACCGCACCACCATGGGCGGCACCAATAAGGGCACCAGCAACGGCGTCTCCTCCATCGAGCTCAAGCCCGGCACCTTTCCGGTTCTCAAAAACGGCATGAAGATCGCCTTCTCGGATACCGCCGATGTCGGCAACAACTATCAGGCCTTCATGCGGGTGCAGATGCGCATGATCGCCCGCGGCCTCGGCATCACCTACGAGCAGCTTACCGGCGACCTGGAAGGGGTCAACTATACCTCCTTGCGGGCCGGGATGATCGAGTTCCGTCGCTTGTGCGAGACCATCATCGCCCGCACCTTGATTTTCCAATATTGCCGCCCTTGGGTCAATCGCTGGATCCGCTGTGCGGTGCTCAACGGTGCCACTCGGACCATCTCCGTTGGGGAATACCTACGTAACCCCCGCACCTTCCACCGGGTTGACTGGAATCTTGACGGCTGGGACTTCACCGATCCGGTCAAAGATCGGGTGGCCGAGCAGATGGATATCAGAAACGGCATTGTCACCCGCGGCCAGGTAGTCTCGCGGCGAGGCAACTATATCGACAAGGTTGACCGGCAGAACGCCGCCGAAAAAGAGCGGGCCGAAGGGCTGGGCCTGGTCTACGACTGCTATCCATCGCAGACCGACAAGAGCGGGGCCATGCAGCAGATCCAAGACAAAATCATTACAGACTCGGCCACGGCCGTATAGGTGCATTATGGGCATTGACCATATCCTGACTGAAATCCTCAACCAACCGTTGATGGTCACCCCGGCCAAGCTGGAGGTGATTCTCTCCCTCCTCAATAGTCGAGGGAGCAATTCCATCGCCCCTGATTTTTCGGCCCTGATGCACATGAATTCAGTCTCCGGCCAGGAAATGCTGGCCGTGTCCAGACCGATCAACCAGGTGTCACCGGATGAGGAGCAATTTATCCAGGTGGTGCCGGTGCTCGGCTCGATGGTGGCCAGGAATCACGGCTGGGGAGAAGGTGACGGCTCAGGCCTGCTCAGCTACCGATCCCTGAGGATGAACATCAACGCCGCCGCCAAAGATCCATCCATCGGCGGCATCATCTTGGATCTCGACACCTTCGGCGGCATGTCGGCCGGCTGTGAGCGGTTGACCCGCTTTATCGCCGGGGTCAATGCCATTAAGCCGGTCTATGGCGTGGTTGACCTCAACGCCTACTCTGCCGGGTATTCCATCGCCTCCGCCTGCAGCAAGATCATCCTCACCGATGAGACCGCCGGGGTCGGCTCTATCGGCTGCATCGCCATTCATTGCGATATGTCACAGCACAACGAGCAGGAAGGTCTCAACTATACCGTGGTTACCTTCGGGGCCAAAAAAGACCAATTCTCACCGCTGCGCCCTATGGGCAAAGATGAGGTGTCGGCCCTGCAAAAATCCGTCTCTGCCCACGGTATGCGCTTTGCCGAGACGGTGGCCGAACTCCGTAACATGAAACTGGATGATGTCCTGGCCACTGAGGCCGGGGCCTATTCCGGAAAACAGGCGGTACAAATTGGCCTCGCTGATGAGATCTGCTCATTTGATGAGGCCGTGGCCATGTTGGCCGATGAAATCGAGACGCGAAAGAAGACGTCTTTTACTCAAACCTTTTCTGAAAAAGGAGGCCAAATGGCTGAACCAAAGAGCACCAAACAACTTATGGAAGGACTGTTGACGGCGGAGGATGGCCCGGCCTCCTTGGCCGAACTCGGATACACCCCCACCCTTGCGGCGGCAGATGCCGTGATTGAGGCGGCTGGTAAGACCAGATCCGCCATGATCGATGTAGCCGAACTCTGCCAGCTCGGCGGGCTGACAACCGATCAGACCGTGACCATGCTCAAATCAGGCAGCGACGCCGCCGCCGCCCGCACCGAGATCCAGCAGTTGCGGGCCGACAAGTCGAAGGAGTCGGTGATCAAGTCCACGATCACCCCGCTGGCAGGCGACGGCAAGCACCCGCTGATCTCATCCTGCGAGAAGCTGGGCGAGAAGAAATAACCGTATCCTATCAATCATCACCCGGCGCTCGTTTGAGTCTGTCCGGGCAACACCACAACGAGGTAAACCATGCCAGTATTAACCGAACCAAATACCCTGGGCGACGGGATCAAATGGGAAGAGTCAAACGACTACTCCCGCGAAAAAGTTACCGTCCTCTCCGGCCAGAACCTGGCCCTGCTTCAGGTCGTCGCCAAGATCACCGCCACCGGCAAGGTGGTCATCCACAATCCTGCCGGTGTTGACGGCTCCAGTGTCGCCGCCGGTGTCCTGATCGCCGCCGTTGACGCCTCGCTCGCCGACAAGCCCGGCGTCATCATCGTCCGCGATGCCATGATCGCCCCCGCCAATCTGGTGTGGCCGGCGGCAATCAGCGCTGAGGACAAGGCCCTGGCCCTGGCCGACCTCAAGGCCCTCGGCATCGTCGCCGTCGAAACCGCGTAACCGCGGGCAGGGCAATTACGAATTACGAATTAAGAATTACGAATTTTAAAAGGAGCAACATACCATGCCTGATCAACTGATCATCAACCCCTTTGACGCCTCCGGTTACGACCTGGCCACCATGACCAGCGCCGTCAACCTCATCCCCAACCAGTACGGCCGCGTCCGCCAGCTCGGCCTCTTCGCCGTCGAGCCGGTGCGTACCCGCACCATCATCGTAGAGAACGTCAACGGCGTCCTCACCCTGCTCCAGTCGCAGTCACCAGGTGCGCCGGCCCCGCGTAAGCTCCAGGGCAAGGGGGCCATGCGCTCGTTTATCATCCCCCACATCCCTTATGACGACCGCATCCTGCCCTCCGACCTCCAGGGCCGCCGCGATCCCGGTACCGCCGATCCCAAGACCCTGCAGGTCGAGATGACCAAGCGGTTGACCGAGATGCGGGCCGCTCATGCCATCACCGAGGAGCATTTGATGATGGGCGCGGTCAAGGGCATTATCCTCGACGCCGACGGTACCGCCCTCTACAACCTCAATACCGAGTTCGGGATCACCGCCAAGACGATTGACTTCGCCCTCGATGTCGATGCCACCGATGTGACCGCCAAGTGCCGGGAGACTGTCCGCCACATCGAGGACAATCTCTACGGCGACGTGATGATGGGTGTGCGCTGCCTGTGCGACGAGACCTTCTTCGACGCCTTGATCAGCCATCCCAACGTCGAGAAGTTCTATATCAACCATGCCCAGGCCATCGAGCTGACCGGCTCCGGAGCCGATCCGCGCAAGGGCTTCACCTTTGGCGGCATCACCTTCGAGGAATACCGCGGCAAGGCCACCGATCCGGTCGCCGGGACCATGCGCGCCTTTATCGCCGCCGGCTACGCCCATTTCTTCCCGGTCGGCACCCAGTCCACCTTCAAAATCCACCACGCCCCAGCCGAGTACATGGAGACGGTCAACACCATGGGCATGCCGATCTATGCCAAACAGGTGATGGCCGCCTCCGGCAAGTGGGTTGATATCCTCACCGAGTCGAACCCGCTGCCGCTGTGCCGTAGGCCCGGCGCCCTCGTTACCGGCACTATCTGATAAGGGACGCAGGCAATGAGCAGAGCCCAGGCCCTGGCCGATATCCTGGCCGCCGCCTCAGATCCCGAGGTGCTCGGCAGCACCTTGGTGATTGACAGCGTCAGCTATCAGGCGGTGAAAGGGGGGGTGACCAGGGAAGAGGCGCAGGCCTTTGCCGCCGCCGGGATGATGGTCGAGGGCATCCGGATCAGTATCGATCTGACCGCCCTCGGCTGGCAGCCGTCGGTGGGCTCCTGGCTCAATGTTGACGGCAAGGATTATGAGGTGATCAGGTCGCAGCTCTCCGGCAGCCTGCTGAAGATGACCCTGACCAGGAATGTGGGGTGAGCATGGATGTGAATATCGACATCAAAGGCATCAAGGAGACCACTGATTACCTGCGCGCCACTGAACGGCAGATATCCCTGGCCACCACCAGGGCCATCCGTAAGACCCTGAAGTGGGTAAAGACCAGTGTCAAGAAGGATATCGCGGCGAAGCTAAAGGTCACCCAAAAAAGTATCACCTCCAGGATCAAAACCAGCGATATCAAGAATGGAGAAACCAGTGGAACCCTGTGGGGAGGGATGTGGCGCCTGTCTCCATATGCCCTTGGGACTCCCCGCCAGATTGGGGGAAACACGGCGGGGTTCGGATCAAAAAGAAAACGTTCTACCCTTGGAGGTGTATCTGTTGGTTCCTCCCGCTTTTACCGGGGGGCATTCATTAAAAATATTTATGGGGACGGTTCGGATATCTGGATTAGAAAAAATTCGAAACATTTTAACCCCGAATTATTCCCTGGCAGGCATTGGGGGCAATATGACGGAGGATATGTATTAAAAAAATTAAGGGGCCGTTTTCCGGTAGTTAGGGCTCAAATCGTTATGGAAGATACCATGCGAGAGGTCTTTGATCGCGCCGACTCCGATATCCGCGCCGAGTTTAATAAAAAATTACGGGGTGAGCTCAATTTCGCCGTTAACGTCGAGAGGGTAAAGAAAAACCGATGATCACCCTGCTGAAAAATGTCGTCACCAATGCCCAGGGCCTGACCGCCGGCCAGCTCTTCCCATCGCAGTCCGCCGGCTTGCAAGAGGTAGTGTATCACCTCAACGTCATGCCGCCGCGCGACCGGGAAAACAGTGATGACATCATGCCGTTCTGCCTGGCCCGGGCCCAGGGTTTTGCCATGATGCCCAGGAGGTTGCAGAAAATAGAGCTGCTCTACTGCCTGCACAATGACGACCGGGAAGAGGCCCTTGAAGATATCGGCCGCCTCCTCGGTCTGCTGGACCCGCTGGCCTCAAAGCTCACCTGTTACAAGGGGTGGAAAATGGATTCGGTATCCGGTTGGCTTGGCGACAAGGAAACCGGCCTGCAACCGCACCCTGAATATTATCTCTGGGTGGTGGTTGAATTTTCCGCCCAGCTTATCAGAAGTTATTAACCCACACCATAAGGAGCAAATATCATGCCAGCACAATCATTTATCGGGGCCGGAGATGTGTACGTCGATCGCCTCACCGCCGCCGGAGTAAAGCAGGGAAGCGTTAAGATCGGTATCGGCAAATTGGAGATCAAACCCAATGTCGAGCTCAAGGAACAGACCAGCAAGGGCCGGGACAGCTACGGGCAGGTCATCGCCTCAGTGGCCATCAACAAGCCGGCGGAAATGACCATGAGCTTGACCCAGGTGGACCGCAAGGCCTTGGCCATCGCCCTGCTCGGTGATGATGTCGCCCACGCAGTCGTCGGCGCATCCGTGACCGCCGAGGCAGTGACCGCCCGCCTGGACAAGGGCGTGTTCATGGCCAATCGCATCGTCTCGGCGGTGGTGGTGCAGGATGACGCCGACCTGATCACCTATGTCCTGGGAACCGATTACACCCTGGACGCCCGCCTCGGACTCATCACCGCGCTGTCCACCGGCTCCATCGTTGACGGCGATGTCCTGCACGTCGACTACACCTACGGGGCGGAGGCCGGCTACAAGATCAAGGGCGCAACCCAGCCCCTGGTGAAGATGGCCGTGTTCCTGGATGGCAAGAACATGGTGGACGGCGCGTCCTGCTACGTCACTATCCACGAGGCCACCGTCTCCCCCGAATCCGCCGTTGACTTCCTGGCCGATGACTTCGCCGAGATCGAGCTGAAAGGGTCGATGGCCACGCCTTCCGGGATGACTGAGCCGTTTACGGTCGTCATGTTGGAAGCGGTGTAAGGACAATTATGAATTACGAATTAGGAATTACGAATGAACTGCGGTTCTTTCTTTAATTCGTAATTCGTGATTCTCAATTCGTCGTAATTAAAGCGACCGTGTAGGTCGGGATTCATCCCGACAACCTCCGGCCATTGCAACCCCTGCAGTCGGGTTAAAACCCGACATACAAGAGAGAAACATGCGTAAAAGCAAAGCAATTCAATTTGATGGAAAAGAAGTCGAGGTCAACGAGTTGACCGTTACGCAAGTGGAATCATTGCTCGATAGCAGCAATACCAGCGTGACCACTGTTGAGATGCTGTTGAATCCAAACATCCCGATTGCCGCAGTTGTTGCGGCAACCGGGATATCTTCGGCAGCACTCAACGGTGATGTCGCCCCCAGTGAGTTGCAAAAACTGTGGGAGGCCGTCGAGGAAATGAACCCTTTTTTGTTGCAGATGTACAACCGGCTGGTCGCAGCGGCAAGCACGGTATTGGCCGCACAAGAGACTCAATAAGGCGAGTCCTTTGTGCCCTGATCAGGGCCGGGCATGTAGGCGCGTGGGATTATGGCTGGTCGTTTTTCCTGATCGCCATCGATGAGCTGCCCAAAGCGCCAAAACGCAGGTAGCTAACCAATCGCGACGGCAATCGCCCAGACAAGGCAGAGCGCCGTCGCGATCACCATGCCGACACGACCCATGAGCATCCCGCTGATGGCAGCAAACAGACAGGAGATTGGAATGATAATCGCAAGTCCCAGCGCTTTGTCAAAGGCGATCCGGCCATCGTTCGACAGCAGTACCACTACCATAACGGCAAAGATTGCAGCCACCAGCACGTTTTTACTGGACAAGGATTGAGTTGACGCCATGAAAAACACCTCCATTGAAATAAAATTAACCGTTGATCCGGGAGAAGTCAAGACCGGGCTCGCCAAGGTGCAGGCAGACTTTAAGGCGGCGTCATCCGGAATCACCCAAGCATTGCAGTCCATTAAGGGTTTTGCCGACCTGAAGAAGCAGACGGCGGAGATTGCCAAGGATTATGGCGAGGCCCAGCGCAAGGTTGTGGAGTTGGCCAGGAAGATGGCGGACGGCGCAGGCGGCGCCGCATTGGCCAGGGATTTTGATAAGGCCAAGCTGGCGGCGGGAAAGCTGAAAGATTCCCTCGCGGCCCACAATCAGCAGTTGCATTCCGTGCGGGGAACCATGGCGGCGGCCGGGGTGTCCACTGCCAATCTGGCCGGGCAGCAGGCGGAATTACGGAAACAGCTTGAGGCCACCAAACAAAAATATCAAACCCTTGCCAATGTCGCCCAGGCTCGCACCACCTTGGGCGTCACCCCCCACGCCGATATTGCCAAAGAGATCGACCGGGCCAAGGCGGCCTATGCCACCCTGCGGACGTCCGGCATCGCCACCACAAATGAGCTGGCCCAGGCCAAGGTGCGGTTGCGGGAGCAGATCACCGAGTTGCGCGAGGAGACAAACGGTTGGCGGGCATCCCTGAGCAACGTAAAAATGGGGATGCTGGAGATTGCCGCCGTCGCTGCCCCGACAGTCCTGGCGATCGGCCAGGCGATCAAGTTTGAGTCCTCCATGGCCAATGTCAAAAAGGTGGTGGAGGGAACGCCGCAGGAATTTGCCGCTCTGCGCGGTGAGCTGCTGGAGTTGACCAGAGTGATCCCCATGACCGCTAACGAGCTGGCCGCAATCGCCGCCGCCGGTGGGCAGTTGGGCATCGCCGGCAAGGATATGACGGCCTTTGTGACCGTCACCGCGAAGATGGCCACCGCTTTCACCATGACGGCGGAAGAGGCCGGAGAGGCGATTGGGAAGATTAAGACCTTGTACGGGTTGAGCATTTCCGAGATCGAGGCCTTGGGCGACACCATCAACCGGCTCGGCAACACCACGGCGGCAAAAGAGAAGGACATTGTCGATGTGATGCTGCGGATCGGCGGCTCAGTCAAGCAGGTGGGGATGGGCAACGACCAGGCCGCTGCCCTGGCCTCGACCATGTTGTCTCTTGGCATGCAGACCGAGGTGGCGGGGACGGCGATCAATGCCATGATTAACCGGCTGCTGACCGGGACCATGCAGAGTGGCGAGTTTCAGGACGCCCTGGCCAAGATCGGCCTCAACGCCGAACAGATGGCCGCCATGATCTCCACGTCCCCGCAACAGGCGATAGACACCCTGCTGACCTCGCTGGGCCAGTTGAGTGGGCAAAACCAGGCCGAGGTCTTGACCGGCCTTTTCGGCCGGGAGCATCAGGATGAGATTGCCAGGCTGGTAACCGGTGTGGATGCCTATCGGCAGTCATTGGCCGATCTTGGTAATCAGGAGAATGTCACCGGCGCTATGAATAAGGAATTTGAAGAGCGCCTCAAGACTACCGAGGCCCAGCTGAAGCTCTTAAAAAACTCGGTGAACGAGGCGGGGATCAACCTGGGGACGGTGTTCTTGCCGGCGATCCGCGACATTATCGCGCCGCTCACGAAAGGCATCCAACTGCTGGCGGATTTTGCCGAGGAGTTTCCCAATCTATCCGCCGCCATGGTGACGATTGGCACCGGCGCCGTTGCCTTTGGCACGATTGTGAAGATGGCAGGCATTGCGAGACTTGCGGTCATCAGCATGAAGACAGACGTGGTGGCGGC